GGATCTAAATTAGCAAGTACAACAAACTTAGATAGTTCAACTTCCTCAGACTCTTGTTTTGTCAACTTTCTAATATTAGATTTACCATAATGAGCTAGTAAAGCAGGTTGTAACATTTCGCTAATTTGTTTTTGAGCATTCGTTGCCCATATTAACAAACTTGCATTTGTTCTTGGATTAACAACTTTTCTTTTACGAGGTTGTGTATCAAATGAATTTTTTGGTCTACCACCTTCTGGATTTTCAGAAGTATTTGGTTTTTTATCCTGCGGTTGTGTGGTAGGAGCCTGTACTACTGGTTCAGGTTTTGGTTTTAAATCGGTAACCTGATCAATAGTTATTACATCTTTATTAAGACCAATCTTTTTATATTCATCTTCTATTTGGGCATTATGATAAGGTCCGGTTTTTGGTGGAACCTTTTTAGATTTGCGCCCACGATTTTCTGTTTTAATTCGCGCATCTTCAATATCGCTAATTTCACCAAACCGTTCACGGACTGTTTCAATAGAAACAATGTCGCGGTCTGCCAGTTGAACAAGTAAACTTTTTTCAGCAGATTCATCAGAAAGTATCATATTATCAAAATGGATTTTTGCCGGTTGTGCAAACCCCATTGCTTTTTGAACTTTTCTAATTTCACCATTCCAAAATTTACTTAATAAATCTCTACCATATTCTAATCTTTCAATAAGAGTTTTGAGAGATACAAAATTATTAGTGTAACCACCGCCATTTCCAGCAATACCTGTAAGTGTTGGTGGAATACCAAGCCCAGCATAAATACTATTAAGAACAGGTTGGTATTTTTCTGTTCCAAGAAATTTAAAAATCTGCGTATTGCTTTCTTTAAAATCAAGTTCTGGACCCCATACTAAATCCATTGTTCCACCACCAACATTACTTGCTAATATATTGCGCAATTTGTCAATGGCATTTTTGGTGGGAAGAATTTTATGATCAAAATCGCCAAGTCGCCAAAGACGAATATTTGAAATAGCACCATCAAGCGCGGACATATCCGCTAACTTCATTTTTTCCAACATTGTGATATCATCAAGAATAGCATTAACCATTGGAAATGCCCAAACCTGCCAGTCATCTTTTTTGTAATGAAATACTAGAAGATTTTCTGAATCCAGCTCTATATGACTATCACCATTCTTTAAAGCTCTTTTAATTTCTTCTGATAAATTATTTAGTGGAATCTCTTTTGATTCATATGCTTTTTTAATAAAAGTAGAAAGTTTTAGTTTATACTTTTTATTACCAGTAAACAAGGCGGTTCTACCACCAACAACATCAATAGTTAATGGATTTAAAAAATCATAAACAAATGGTATACGACGGCGAGAAAGATTTTCTTTTGTAATAATTACATCATCTTCACCACGAGTCATTTGTCGTTGTACAGTTTTAGTAAGTTTGGCATATCTTCTTTTGATAACAACATTGCCACATCTGAATAATGTATTTAGAAATCTTTCCGATCTCTCTGCGCCACCAACCTCTTCCCACCATCTACGATAAAATTTTTGCGCATTTTTATCCTGGTGAACTAAACTAATACCCTGCGATCCAAAATCTCCCATTAGATCAATAACATTTTTAATGATGCCGACCTTTTCATAGGCGTTCATACATTTAGCAATTATTTCTTTATCTTTACTAGGAGGTCTTTCACCAGTTCGGAAATAATAGTAATCATCTTTTCTATAAGATGTTCTAACAGATATGCCATCCTCAATATCTAAATAAGATCTATGGCTTGCATTTGCTGATTGTACCCCATCATAACTATCGACATTAGCTTTTGCTTGTTGCAAAGCGTCCTTGTCGTTCATGTCAATATAAAGACTTTTTTCATCTGACATTGGTGTAACCTTTTAAAGAAATGGATATTAGTATTATATCCCGATTGTATTCATATTGTTATACACCAAAAAATCAATAAACATTATTTAAACCAGCGGCCCATGCTGGACCAATAAAATCCAACCCGCTTCTTTTTTCTTTACTAGACATTTCTGCAAAACCACCAACTATATTATATTCATCCTGAATTCGCCTCGCTTTAGTTTGTCTAGCCGCCATATTTGCCATTAATAGCGAGGAATAACGGTCTTTTCTAATGCGCTCTTTTCTACCGGTTCCTATTTTAACTTCTGGTGTATCCCAGTGCTCTCTACCGGTAGAGGTTTGTCTAATTTCTATCATACAAAGTTCGTTTTTAAGTTCCTCAATTTCCATAACACAGTCTTCTAATGTATCATATGTGCGATTAGCCATTTTGTCTTGTTCAATAGATAGTCCAATTGTAATTGGATCAAATCTTGGAAAAATCAATACCTTATCTTCAAAATCTTTTCTTAAACCATGATTTGCCTCTGACAACCAATCATACTTAGCAAACTGACATAACTCTAAAATATGTAATCCAGCCTCATCATCTGTATCCTTTGCTTTATTTTCGTCAATAGTGGGCCATATAGGCACTTCTCCTTTACTTAGGTTCTTTGGGTCGTGTAGGGCTTCAGAGACCGCTATACCGCCACCCTGCGCGTCCATAGCAATATGTACAGTTGGAAATGCGCCCATCAAATCTCGAATTTTTCTGGCACAGAAAGAATAAAAATCTTTTTCTTCGGTCAAACCTTTACTAATCCGGTCTTTATGCTGTTGACGATTCGTAGTCCAACAATGTACAATGCGCCTGTGATCGTTATGGACCTCTAAGACAACGATTGAAAAATTGTCCACTTCTGATGCCGGGTCCACCCCGATAATGTATTGGCCTGTAGGATTACCTTTAAGCATTGGATCAAAATAAACTTCACCAGAATTAATATTCACAGGTTTTTGATCACTACCTACACATGACTCAATTAAACTTCTCTTAAAGAATCCAGCACTGTCTGTACAAAAAACAGCACCAAACTCCATAAGATAAATACCATTATGAACTGTTGCTTTAGATCTAGCAATTTGAGCATCATCCATAAATCCTTTAGGAATAAGATCTACTGGAATTCTTATAATAGAATAATCTTTCCAATTAAAGGATTCGGGTATATCTTCTTCGCCAAAGACATCTTTTAGTTTGTGCGGGTCGCCCTTACTTTTAATAATTGATTTCCATCTTTTCCAATATGTCGCAAAATGGTTAAAATCATAATATGCTGTTCCTGCTAATACAATTTGGTTCCCCATATCCTCAGAACTGTGGGTTTCTGTCAACAGAGACGGGTCAATGCCTAGTTCTTTTGCTCGTTTTTTCGCTGCTTGTAATTTTACGCCTTCGGAAGGAGATGCGGAAACGGCGGCAAAACCAGCAATAACATTTTCAAATATCTCTCTAGACATAGAAGCAAATTCATCGCTGATAATGTCATTAGCTCGCTGACCTCTAATTTTACTACCATCACCAATTGGAAGTGCAACAACCTGACTACCATTAATAATCATGCGGCACATATCAACATCGCGCCGAGGGCCAGAATTACTATCACACAGATCTCTTAAAATTGGAGAGTTTTTCCATATATTCTCCATATAGTCATGTAGGAATTTAGATTGACGAAATGCCGCACCTACAACAACTATTTTTCTATTGGGCATAAGAAATGCCCTAAGTAAACAATATAAACTCATTATAAAAGTTTTACCCATACCACGACTTCCAATTAACATTGGAAATTTTCTATGGTATAGTTCTTTTAAAATAAGAGATTGAAATGGTAGAATATCAATTTTAAATATATGCTTACATAAAAAAGCAAAATAATCTGGATTACTTAATAGCCAGGTTAATTTTTTATAAAATATTTCTGGATCATCAGAATCTAATATATCTAATGGTCTAATAAGAGAATCATTATCAACATTAATATTTAACCAAGCATCATTTAGTTCGTCTAGTATTTCTTTTTGTAATCTTTCGGACATTAAGATATTCCGTTTTTGTTAGTACTTTATCAGCAAAACCAAAATCTACCGCTTCTTCTGGTGTCATATACCAGTCTACATTAGATTCTAGTTTTCTTTTAATATATGCTTTTACTTTATTTCTTGAGTATTCTCGTTCTTTAAAAAATGGCCCATTTATACATCTATCAGTATAAATATCAATCATATTATTTTTTATTTTTGTATAGTATTTACTACCAGACTCAACAGACACCTGATGTCCACTTAATGTTAAATCCCCAAAATGAACCATTAAATCACAGTGTGGCATTAGATATCTTTTACTGGCCGCTTGTAAAATAATAGTACCCATGCTACATAAACAGCCATGCCCAATCATAATAACAGAAAAACAAGAATGTAGAATATTATCATAAATAGACATGCCGTCTGCCCATTCACCACCAATACTTGAAAAATGAACAATTAATTGGTCATCATTACTTTTTTCTGCCTTATGAATATTTTTGGCAAATCTTGAGGCAGTCCTAAAATCTATGCCATTATCGTTTGGATCGGAATCATCACTGTGTAGATAGATCTCCATGCTTTTCCCATATTTCTTTTAAAAGAGAAAAAGTAAGTTCTTCGGCATCGTTCCTATCATCACAAAAAATAATCTCTATGTTATAATTATCCGTAATTTCGTATATGAGTTTCCGCAGGTATTTTGCGCTGGCCTTGATATATTTTTGTTTTGACTTGGGAATTCCGGAATTTTGTGGAAAAGTATGCAAGTAGGACTCCGGAAATTCACAAATTATGTAAGCATTCTGAATCTTATCCAATTTTTCAAGTTCCCTATGAAACCTCTCCTTCATATGTTTCTTTGCTAAGTTGTGATATAATTCACCACTAGAAGCCTTTCTTTCTATAACTATAACATCTTCCAATCCCTCGATTGTATAGTCGCCAGCATCTAATGCTTGATCTATAATCTGAGCTTGCGCGAAGAATTCAAAACCCTGTTGTTCTCTGGTGTCTCTAATAATTTTCATTTT